AAACGGGGCCAGGCATTACCGACCCCCGAGCAGAAGCGGCGAGAGGAATGATGCCGCAGCGCCGAAGCCCTTCTGAGCGCGCGCTGCGTTACCGCCAGCTAGCTCCGCCTGCTGACCCTGCTGCAATCCGTAGGCAGCCTGATTGGCACGTGCTGCCTCAAGCGACAGGCCGCGTTGTGCCAGGTCCTGCTGACGCTGGGACTCGAGCACTGACCGCATTTGAGCCTGAGCGTCCAGCTGTTCCTGCGAGCGAAGTTGGGCCGCCCCACGTGCCCCTTGGGCTGCCGCGTCGAGTCCAGCATACAGGGCGTTTCGTTGCGCCATTCCACGGTTCACACCGCGGGCGTTGGCGGCCATGCGATTGGCTCCTGCGATCGCCTGCCCAATTTGCTCTTGGCCTTGCTGTACGGCCACGCTTGGCCCCTGGCCTTCGATTTGTTGACGCAGCTGCCCTGCGAGGTAGGACTGATTTGCCCTCGCCTGATTGGCAGCCAGGCGGTCCTGGTTGGCTACCGTCTGGTCAAGCTCTTGATAACCTGGGCGACGCTTGCCCACCGAGCGTGGACTTGATGCCGCCCCAGAGCGCGCCCGGGGCTCCACCAAGCGCTCCGCCAACGCTACTGACACCCTTACTCACTGTGCTCAGGCCGGGAACCGTAGATTTGAGTGCGTTCCAAAATCCCATGTTACTTCCTCGATGCGGGGTGGCCGCGACCGGTGCCAACCTTCTGGCCCCATTCAAATCCAAGGGAAACTAGCGTGAACCCTACCGACGCTGGATCGGCAGTAGCTGGCGCTTGACGATCTTCAATGATGCACCGAATGGCTGAGCATTGCTGATGCGCGACGTGCACGCCGAATTGGTAGTGGTCTGGAGAATCGGTGACGCACGCTGCCACGTCTTCTGCCGTAACCCATTCGCGAGTCTGAACTGGATCATCAGCATAGTCAATCGCGTAACCTAGCGAGAATCCAGTGGAAAACTGGTGCATGTCCTTGACGGTTAGATAGAGCCTCCAAACACGGACGAACCCAGCAAGGCTTTCTAGCTTCAAGTCAGCGGTCTCAACATGCAGTCGATAGTCCGAGTAGAACGACGTAGAGCCATCGAGGTAGATGTAGGACTCGTACCCGTCCGAGCGTTCTCTCTCTATTGCCAAAAGGCTCATTGGTGCTAGGCGAAACGCTCCCAGCGCGTCATCGTGCTTGGCGAGCCAATTGCGTTCACCATCGTTGATGATGTCTGCAACTCGGTTCGCTCGACTTGATGCGGCTAGCGTAGGCACGTCGGAAGTGGTCCACGCATCGAAACGCGAGAAGTACGACGCAATAAGCGTGTACCCATTGATCGAGCGCAAAACAAGCTTCAGAACCGAGTTTTTGGCATCCCAACAAGTCGACATCACCTCGGAGTACATGTCGACTTTCATCAACTTGTCGATGCCACCGGACATGACAGCCGGAACTAGGTCTGGACCAATCAATTCAAGCCCACGACTTGACTGGTACACGATACCCCTATCGATTCGAACAATCGAACGAGCGTCAATACAGCCGAAGTCAGTAGGAACTCGTTGCGGAACGATGAATGAGCCTCCCTCGCCGGTATCGGTTGGACCGTCTCCGCTGATCCAGTAGATCGAATCAAGATGGAAGATGAGCAGACGATCATCGAATCCAATGATGCCGGTGATATCATGATGCGCCTGAAAGAACAACTCGCCTGGGAACGACGCCTCTTCGCCATCCACGAGCTCTTTTGACGGGTAAATCCACCTATCATTGGCGAGAATGATGCGCCCCTGCCATGCGCACGCGAACCGCGCCGCTGGAGGTGTTCCGCTCGGAAGGATGCCGCTCGACGTATAGAGCGTCGGCATGCCAGGCTGGAACAGCTTATCGCTATCCAGACTGATGGTTCTCTCCGAAGTCGCATACCAGACATTCTCGAATGTTTCTTCGCTGCGAACGAAGATTCCGTCGCTGGTTCGTGCAACGTAGACCACGAGACGAACATTCTGGTGCGTGGTTACGCATAGATTGAGCAGCGTGACACGAAGAAACTGATCAGTGGTTACAGTGACTACTCCTGAGATGCTTGGAGCAGAACGGGCAACGCGCCCGAGCGAGTCGATACCCTCCCACGTCAACGCAACTTGGTATGCTCCTGGTTCGAGCGCAACTTGCCCAACATCTACCGCGTAAGCGCCGACAATTGGCTCTCCCAGTGTCGATTGCGGACGAAATGGGAACCCGATTTCATGTCCAGTTCCGCCGTCGTAACACCACGGAATCGACGTAGCGATGTAGGTGCCACCGTGAAGGTGATCGCTCTGGTAGCGGATTGGCTCCCGCGCGTCGAAGTCGATTAGTGCAAGATTGTGTTGGGTCCCGTCGAGCGAAACTACTGGAAAACAGGCAAAGAATCGACCTGGCTCGTAGTAGGACTCAACCACTGAGTTGCGACCGCGACAGAGCGGGAACTCTTGGCGACCGGTGCCAGACGCGAAGGCTACCTCACCAGCCAACGCTCGGGCTGCAATGCGGTATTCAGCAGCAACTGGATCACCGCCCTCGCCGCCATCAGGCACGTAGGGAGCGATCACTTCGACGACGCAAGCATCCGATGTTGAACCGCTAATCGTCGGGACGTAGCACTGTCCGTCGTAGTGGAATGGCCTACCCCACGGGCGACGCGTGACCGTGTGGACCCAAAGCGGGTGCGCAACGATGTCTGCGCCGGCAGACGTGATTGACGTGCCCAAGACGCCTTGCGTGTTGGGCTCCGGACGTTCCCAAGACAGCCAGAAATTGTCGATTGGATTGACGGAGCCAACGGTGCGAATGCCAGCCCAGCCGATTTGAGCGCCACCCATGCCGTCCCTGGTTGCGTCATCCAGCAGGGCAACGATCGTGTCATTGAACGGAGTCAACGAATAGCTGGGGGTGAGCGCAGCGCGAAACATAACTGCGACGTTTCTTTGCCCTCCAACGCACCCGGCAGCCCAAACTGGCACGTGCAGTCCAACCTCGGTGCCATCGGGGCTACATGCCACCTGCAGCGCCCAGTAGACTGGCACACAGTTGGGGTATGCGTCGAGCGTCATTGATACGACTGTCTGGAGTGGTAACCCACCGCCAGCAGACGGTGCCAACAATTGGAGCGTGATTACAGACCAGAATGCTGGAGAAGACGTCGCGATGAACGCGACATTTGGCGTGGATAGCGCGGTATCAACGCGAGATGCAATTGCGTCGAAGTTGGTAAGATTGCTGGCGACCAGAACTGGAGCTCGATGTTCCCATGGGGTGGATGCGGGAATCGTTACGCGGTACAAGTTCCCGTACAACGTAGAGTCGCCATCTCGCAGGCAACAGTAGACGTGGAAGTACCACTTCTGATCAGGATGGTACAACGCAAGCACGCGCACTGGAGTGATCGACAGGGCATTGGTTACTAACGTTGCTTGGGCGAGAACCGCCTTCGTCCTTACATCGATAGCGGCGTACTCGACTGCAGCGTACGCCGCATTGCTCTCATCGTTGTCAGCGTCAGCTCGCCACACCATCAGCACCACGCCGTCAGAACGGTGGGTCGCGTTTGTCAGCAGGTGACCAGCAACGGCACAGTCCCACCAATCGATACGCCTACCAGGAAGCGAGTGCGTGATTTCTGCCAGTTTCCTCGATGAAAACCGCGGAACGGCGCCCTTAGCTACCCAATGCGTTGGGGTCCAGTCCTCATCGGATTCGCCCTGAGCGCGAGAGAACAACGTTGGCGGGTAGTGGTCGTGGTAGTTCTGCCCGAGGGTTCCGCCAATCCAAAGCGGCTCTTGGTAGCGCCCAATCACCCGATCGGGAATCGGCAGGTACGGGTAGCCATAAACTGCCTCGTTCGCGATATGCCAAGCCCTGCGCTTCGATAGCTCGCCGCTTCGAAGGTACTCGACGTTATGCGCTCGAACAAGCAACGGGGGGTCGAGCAATTCCTTCGCGGTGCCCTGTTCCTGCCCTCCGGTGAAGGCCAGAGCGGCTCGCTGTGGAACTAGAGGCGTCACCATACGAGCACCTTCCCTCGACACGAACGCATGCTAGCCAGGGTGATTGACGACGCGTCCCACCGCATCCTGCAAATGGGCTCTAGCGCTTCCAAGCAGACATAATCGATCAACATCCAGCCTACTGGAACACGCCCAAGTCGGTGCAGCACAGTGACTTCAGGGGGGCCGACTATTGGCGCCGGAGTGTCGTTGAGCTCGAATTCTACCTCGGTTCCATGGGCGAACGGGTTGGAAGCTCGAGCATTTGCCGCAACCTGGCGAGCAAGCTCAGATACATCATCACGGTCGGACTTGACCGTGCTGACGCCTGCCGGGCGGGCCGCGCGCGCCTGGTAGCCCCGCACTAGTACCTAGCTCCCCAGCGTCCAGTGACGCCATCGATTCGATTAGCCCCGTGGATGCGCTGAATTTGGCGAGGGCGAGCGTTCGATGGGCGGGCGGAACCCTGCTCGATTAGCTGACCCTCGAGCGCCTGGCGGGCACGCAGGGCCCCGGAATCGGACTGCTGCTTCTCAAGACATTGGGCCGCGCAATCCGAGATCACGTATTCAATGTGAGGATGATTCGGTAGGAGAGACGGCGTCTGCGCGTAGGTGACTTGCACGGCGTAATTGCCGTTGGGAACCGGTAGGAAGTCGATCACCGAACCCAAGTGCTCGAGCACCGTGTATACGGGCACCCCGTTGTCATAGGTATTCAGCGCGAACACCCGCGCTGGTCCCCTTCTAATTCGGTACCCTACGCGAGTCTGGCGCCAATCGATTGGGTCGAAGCACATTGCCTGCCCAACCGTTTCAATCGAGTGCATCGGGTACGCCGTGCGCTCCAATGTGTTGAGCTGCCACGATTCGGTTCGACGCGCTTCATGCTCTGTTTCATGGCCCGCTTCAACCACCGTGCGCGACACGGTTCCTGCGAGGAATTGCACTCGAATGATGCGCTCAAAGTTGTCAGGAAGCGCGTAGGCGCTCGAGTACCCAAGGTCTGGACTAGGGTACTCGCTCTCAGGATTGAGGGTGAGCCGCGGCCACCCGACGTTTGGATCTGTCCCAGGTCGCACCTGCAACCAGGTAGATGCCGAGAAATACTCGGCACCGTACTTGTCGACGAGCAGCCAATACAAGCTGCGAATCGACGTATCAATCCAACCGTCGAGCTCCGCATTCGAGACGAAATCGGAGCCAACCATGTCGGCAGCTTCCCGAATGCGCTGGACCAATTCGTCTCGATTCATTACACGACCTGCCCAGTGGTGACCATCATCCAGTTGACGACATGACCAGTGGTTTCGGTCGCGGCCGCGCCAGACTGGTCCCAAACAACGATCGTGATCACGGTCACGCCGGTTGAATTAGAAACCGAGAAACGAGAGAGATACTTATCGTCTCCTGCGTCCTGATCGCTCACTCCTGCGTAAACTGATACGCAACCGTACTTCTTTGGAAGGGTAACGGTGAACGCTCCGACGCCTGTTCGTGCCGCTACACCATCACTTCCGCCGATGGCTGTCGGAACTCCAGTACCGGCAGTAGTGAACGCACCAGCGAGCAGCTTGCGCGAGCGCTTGGTGGTTAGCAATTGAGAGGAAGGACCTTCATTCATCTGAAATTCTCCTTATTTCTTGAGTTAGGCGACCGGGGGACGGCGGCAGGGGGTGGTGGTGAGCACCGCCCCCCGATCTAAGAATTAGACGAACGTGATGTCCATGCTGTTACGAGGATTCTGCGTGACGTAGTTCCAGTATCCTCCGAAGCGCATTTCGATGCCATCGGCAGTTGGAAGCACGGTTGCTCCGCCCTCGCCAGTGCCCTCCGTCATGAGGTCGAATGGCGACTCGAGAGACCAGAGTTCCCAGTCACTCATCTTGGTCAATTTGCCCTTGTTTAGTGGCATGTACGCGTCTGAGTAGACGTTCACCGCTCCTCGGGGACCATTGACCACGATTGCTTGATACGCGATATTCGCAATCGGCTTCCCGTCGGACCCGATCGCGTTCTTGTTGATTCTCTGCCAATTGGTTGACTGCGCATTGAGTGCGCCCCAATTGACGGGATTCAGGATCAGCGAGTCATGCTCGCCACGATGCCGAGCAAGAGCATCCATGATGATCTCGTCAACGCTTCCGGAGCCAGGAGCGTACCGGAATCCCTGCATCGGCACGGAATTCGAGCGGTTGATGCCGAAGAACGAATCACCCGAAGTGATAAGCGTTGATGGGTTCCAACCAAACATACCCATCGGCACGTTCAGATAGTCGTCTTCAGGTACGATGTAGTCACCTGCAACGCAACCAGTAGACGCAGTAGACCACGCTGCAGTAGCAGTGAGAACACCGGTATCCTCGTTGATTCCTCCGGCTGCAAGCGTTACGTCACCAGCGTTCGCCGCTCCGTCACCAGCGGTGAACGTATGGTAGACACCGCCTTCTTCGAAGTTCACGACTTGCGTAATATCTTCAAGAGTGATCGCGGTAGTTGCTACGTTGGAGCCGGACGAGATACGACCGACTGCTCCAGTACCATTGCCCATGAGCAGTGAGCCAGCGCGCTTCTTGAGCTCATCCACTGCGGTCATTGTCGCATGCTTCACAAGTTCAACGAGGGCGCCCTCGTTCTTCTTGGAAGCGAGCAAGGACTGACGATCGAGTTGGCGGACCGCATACAGCGACTTTCGCGTGATTGTCGGACGAAAGTGAACCGGAACGCCAGCGCGAGCCTGCGCAGTAGCGAACGTACTTCGCGCGCCACCGCCACCAGAAATCATCCAGTCTAGGCGCTTGGATTCACCATAGAATCCGTTCCACTTCTTGCACATGCCCAGCGTTGGGGAGGCCTCATAAACGAGACTCTCAATGCCGTCAGGGTTCAGAATCTTGAATACTTCAACGATGTTCGATAGCGAAATAACAGCCATGATTGCCTACCCGGCTAGCACTTGGGCTAACCTTCTTGCTGCGAGCTCTTCCCGCTCTCGTGGTGTCATGTCGCGCGGATTCCGCTGCGTACTTGACGATGCCGCGTCACGGTTGGTTACTGGTTTGGGGGCTACTTTGCCCTGCCCCTTGGGTTTCTCCGTGCTCAGCACGGGTTTTGGCGCACCCTTAGGCAACGCCGGCACCAACTGCCGCTGCTCCTCCTCGAGCCTGTCAAGCACTTGCTCGATGGTGAGCGGCTTCACTTCGATGCGGTCTTCCTCGTCCAGCTCCTGATTCTCTTGCCAATCAGCCTGGAATTGGCTCTCTACCAAATCAAGCGCCGCAAGCGCCAAGGCGCGGTCGTTCATGGTCGACGCCACGGTGGGCCACCGACTCATTCCGGACTCAGCCTTGTCGCGCGCAGCAGTCAACACAGCGGACTTCCAAGCTTCCCTTGCCTTGGCGTTCGACTCTTCTGTTTGCTGCGATTCCGAGGCCTTTTTCGCCTCTTCCTTGGCGCTGCGCTCCTTTTCGATGCGCGCTTCGAGCTCGGCTACCCTTCGTAGCGCTTCGCTCTCAGCAGTCGACTTCTTGACTCCGCGCACTTGCAGCCTATCAATCAGCTCTCCCCATTGGTGATCGGGATTAGTGCCCTTCTTCTTCGACAGAAACGACACAAATGCGTCGAAGTCGGTGAGGGCATCGAGCTGTTCTTGTAGCTCAGCCTTGGTCTTAGCCAGCTGAGCACGTTCGGACTCGGAATCACCGTACTTGCGGCGCAGCGCACTGATTTTGTTGCCAGCTTTGGTCAGCGACTCGCGCATCGACTCGATAGAATCAGGCTGCTTTTCAACAGTTTCAGGAACCTTTGCTTGCTGCTCTGTCTCGACTACCTGGCTCTCACCGGCGTCGGTTGTGTCATCACTCGATTCGTCTCTAACCAATGATGCCAGGAACTCACTCGCCTTCTGTTCGGGAGATAGTTCTGGCTCAGTGGTCGTGATTTCAGCTATTTCTACCATGTTTTCTCTACTGGACTGGGAACCCGCCAGCCTCGGGGCTCATCTCGTCACCAATCGGTGCCGTCGAATCATCATCGTTCGGCATATCTTCGTAATGAGATGGTAATGGTTGTTCAACTGCCTGCGGTTGCTCCGGCGGAGCCATTGCAGCCGCGTTAGCTCCAGCCTTTTCAAGGAAGAAGATGCACTTTTCCTCGAAGATTCGAAGCAAATCTAGTCGGTCCTCGGGTGCGCCGGCGAGCTGAGCAGCGAAACGCGCTTCCCTGCTCAAGGCCAAGCACCGCTCAAGGTCCCATGACGGGTCAGGCGTGATTGCCACTCCGTCACGCAGTACGTTTTCCTCAATGGCCTTCCTGATGAGGTCATAGAGCGAGTTCTTGCGCCGCTTCAAGGCCTGCAAATCAGGGATTTGCAACATATCAATCATGTCATCCGGATCACTGATGATGCCGAGATTGCGCATGTCCTCGAGGTCTTCGAACTTGCCAGCTAGCAATGTCGATAACTCTGATGCTGGCTGAACCTGCAACACGGTTGCATCACGATCATCAGCGAAGTCCGAGTATTCGACGCGTTTCGTGCTGAACGGACCGACATAGACGAGTGGAGCCATCTCATCGTCTAACTCGTCAATGTCCTCGAGCGCATCTAAGATCAGTTCACCAAGATCAACAATCTGCTGCTCACGCCGCTGCAGTACGTCGTGAATCGCTTCGTCACTCATGTCGGCGTACGTGCGAATCGCCTTGCCAGAGTTGAGCCCAGCGGGCTTCATTGCCATCGCGGCTGACTCCGGGATTCCGGAACTCGCATACATAGCTGTCTTCAAGCGATCAGTGTGCTGCAACGTTTCAGGATGCACCGCATTCGGCGTGACAATCTGCGGCGGCGTCCCAGTGTACTCGATAAAATTGCCGACTTCGTCACTGAAATCAGTGCGAACTACCTTGCTTCCGGCCTCGACCAACACGTACGGCTTGATGAGGCTCATTGCCTCCTGCGTTGTGGCGTGCGTGCGATTCAATTCGAGCTGCAGACCAACCAGTGAGTTGATTGCTCCCACCCCGTAGAAGCCGCGGGGGGCCAGCAAGTAGCGGGAAATCGCGACAGGGAACCGGTTGCGACGCCACGGACCGTGAGCGATGGTAGCGTCGCTAACGCACATGGCGAAGGCGCCGTCGTCAGCGCCCTCGAACGATGGTAGTCTCCACGCCGAAACAAGCTGAATCATGTCGGACGATTCGCGACCAGTTGTAAATCCAGCATCGGAAGCGGACGCGGGCTTCGCGTTCATGATCGCCTCACGATGCGCCGGATAGAGCGTTGCCCATTGCCTACGGTCAACGACCTGCTCTCGATAGAGGGTCCGGGGCTCGCCGTAGCGGGCTTCTGAGGGGTCGACGAATATCTCCCATGAAGGCACCCAATCAACGACTACAGTGCCCTTCCTGTGGCCGCAAAACAGTGCCCCAGTGCCGCACGTAACCATGTTCAGGTCGCTCTGGCGCTGGCGCTCGTAAACCCGCGCGCTGCGAAAGACCGCCTGCAACGCTAGTTCTCGCGTCTTGGCGCGCTGCTTCAGTCCCCAGTCGGCGTCAGTCGTAAGGATCGAAGGCACCGCGCGATTGCGGGCGAGCTTGGCGCAGAGAATCGACACGATTCGCTGGACTACGTTTTCGTTCAGAATCTCGCGGATTCCCGTCGCTAGCGTGCTGAAAAAGTCGGAATTCGCCCCGTATCCCTGGTACGATTCTGAATGATAGAGCGACGAGTAGAAGCGATCGAGCGATACGCGAATCGCGGAAGCCTTCTTGATTTCCTCGAACCGCGAAAACAGTGCGTCATGCGCGCGCGCTAGCTCTCCACAAAACCACTCTTCGGTTGGAACCCGAACAGTCATCGATCACCCCGCGGGAGCACAGCCCCAGGCAGTGACTGCCCGACGGCGCGCAGGAATCGCTCGTTCAGGTCACGCTGGATGAGGCCAGGAGAGGTGGGCTCGGTGACAGCCTCAGGCGTCTTTCGCGCCGGGGCCTCCGGAGATAGCGATACCGACACATCGCCGCATC